CGCCAAAGCCGAGGCGCCGAAGAAGAAACGCCGCCGCAACCACTCGCCCAAAGAGGACCGGCAACTGAAAGAGCGCCGCGAAAAAATGGCGCTCGCGCTCAATGCCCGGTCGAACGGTTACAAGTACCGCGAGATCGCCGCCGAACTCCAAGTCGACGTCGCCACCGCCTACAAGTACGTGCAGGACGGTCTCGCCGAGCTTCCCCGAGAGGCGGCGGAAGAATTGCGGGCCATCGAGCTTGACCGCATCGACACGATGCTGACGAAGCTGATGGAGGTTTTTCTCGAGACGCCGGACCCGATCTATTCCGATCAGATTTTGAAGCTGATGGGCGCCCGGGCAAAATACACCGGCATCCTCGACCAGCCGAAAGAGCCGGGCGAGGGCGGCGGCCGAAACTACGACGGCGGTGGCCGTCAGAGCTTCGCCGACAGTCTCAAGGGCGACGTGCCGCAACTGCAGCTCCCGGCGCCCATCGTCCTCAAACCGGACGAAGCCGTTCCCGCCAATCCAATTTTGTAAGAGGGGAGAGCATCCCCGAAAGGGGGTGCGCGAATGTCCGGCGCGCAACGGATGCAGCGGCGCATCCAACTAACGCCGAAGCAGGCAAATATCTACGCCTGGGGCTGGCAAGAGGAAGCCCGCTTCCGCACCGCCGTTTGCGGCCGCCGCTTCGGCAAGACGTTTTTGGGCGTTGAAGAGATCAAGCGGGCCTACCGGCTCGCCATCGATCACAACATCGATCCCGACAACGAAATCTGGTACGGCGCGCCGACCTTCAAGCAGGCCAAGCGCGTCTTCTGGAACCGCTTGAAGCGGCACGTGCCGATCGAGTGGCTCGCTGGGCGGCCGAACAATTCCGAATGTATCCTGCCGATGGTCGGCGGCTACATCATCCGCATCGTCGGGCTTGACGATCCCGACGCGCTGCGCGGCTCCGGCCTCTGGTTCTTTCTCGGCGACGAGTGGGACGACGCCAAGGACGTCATCTGGCCCGAGATCGTGAGGCCGATGCTCGCCACCGCGCACGGTCACGCCTTGACGATCGGCACGCCTAAGGGTTTCCGCAAGCTGCACGCGGGCTACGTCGCCGGGCAGCCGAGCGCCGACCGCGACCCGGAGCGCAAGAGCTGGAAATATAACACGCTCGAAGGCGGCAACGTGCCGGTCGAGGAAGTCGACGCCGCCCGCCGCGTGCTCGACGCCAAAACCTTCCGGCAGGAGTACGAGGCCTCCTTCGAGACCTATCAGGGCATCATCTATCACGCCTTCGACCGGGTGCAGAACGTCAAGCCGCCGCCGTGGGGAACGCAGTACAGCACCAACAGGCCTAACGTCTCGCCGTTCTACAATCCGAACCTGCCGGTCCACGTCGGTCTCGACTTCAACATCGATCCGATGACGGCGCATATTTTTCAGGAGACGGTCGAGGGGCCGATCGGCAATCGCCACATCTGCTCGTGGCAGATCGATGAGACGCACATCTTCTCGTCGAACACGCACGAAATGGGCTCCGAGATCGCCACCCGCTACGGCCGCCTCGGTTTCTCCGGCGACACCGAGCTTGCCCACATCACGATCTATCCCGATCCCTCGGGCGCCGGCCGCCGAACGGCAGCGCACGGGCTCACCGACATTACGATCCTGCGCAAGATGGGCTTCAAGGTCTTCGCGATGAGCAATCATCCCCTGGTCCGCGACCGCATCAACGTCGTCAACGGCAAGTATTGCGCCGCCGACGGCACCCGGTCGCTGTTCATCGCGCCGAACTGCCCGAAGTCGATCGATGCCGCGGAAAAGCACGTCTACAAGGAAGGAACGTCAGAACCCGACAAGGGCGGCGATCCCGACTACTCCCACGACAACGATAGCAAGGGCTACTACGTCTACACGCGCTTTGCGCATCAGAAGGCGACGCCCGCACTCATTGGCCATATGGGAAGGTAAAACCCCATGCTGAAAAAACTGTCGGGTCTCGTCAAAAAGGACAAAGACCTTCCCGAGCGGGCGCACACGATCGACGCGCTCGATCAGTTCCGCACCGGCAAGATCTACGATCACCTGCCGTTCGAGTTTCACCAAGAGCGGGACGACGACGATAAGTATATCCCGATGTGCGAGCGGGCGCCGTCGGTCCGCTTCGGGCTTTTGTCGATCATCGTCAAGGACAGCACGTCGCTCCTGTTCGGCGACAGCCACTTCCCGGCGATCGATACCGGCGTCAAGCCGGACGCCGAAGGCAAGAACCCGTCGAACGACGCGCTCGCCCGCATCATCAAGGACAGTTCCTTGCCGAAGGTGATGCTCGACGCCGCCGTCCGTGGCTCCGTCGGCTCTGTCGTCGTCATGCTGAAAGTTTTGAAGAACCGCGTCTTCTGGGAGGTCATGTCGACCAAGTTTTTGACCCCGGTCTACAAGAAGGACGAACCCGACACGCTCGAACTCGTGATCGAGAAGTACAAGGCCAAGGGCCGCGTTTTCAAAGGCCTCGGCTACAGCATCGACGACAAAGACCTCGACCGCGATTTCTGGTTCGAGCGCCACATCGGCGAGCAGGAAGAGTTGTGGTATCTGCCGTGGCCGGTGATCTACACCGACGCCGACGAAAAGCTCGGCAAGTACAAAGTACGCCTGAAAGACGAGGGGCGCAGCGTCGTCCACAACCTCGGCTTCAATCCGTGCGAGTGGATCGAGAACCTGCCCGGCGGTGACGGCGTCGACGGGGCTCCGACGTTTCCCGACATGGCGATCGCCAACGCCATCGAGATCGATTACCTCCTGTCGCAGAACGGCCGCGGCTTGAAGTACACCGCCGACCCGACGCTCTTGATCAAAGAGCCGGGCTATTCCGACATCGGCGCGCAGCTCATCGCCGATCCCAATGGCGGTCAGCCCAAGGCCGCCATCGTCAACGGCGCCGCCGACACCTTGAAGGTCGGCGATGGCGGCGACGCCAAGATGCTCGAAATCTCGGGCGCCGGCTTCGGCGTCGTGCTCGAACAAGTGGCGAAGCTCCGCGAGCTGACGCTCGAGCTTTGCGGCGGGGCTCGCGCTTCGCCGGAAAAGCTCGCCGCGGCGCAGTCGGGCAAGGCGATGGAGCTGATGAACCAATCGCTCATCTGGCTCGCCTCCGAGCTGCGGCAGACCTACGGCGAAAAGGCGCTCATCAGCCTCGTCGCCAAGATCGCAACCGTCAACCAGCGCCTGCCACTGCGGACCAAGATGGGCGAGCTGATCCCGGCAAAGACCATCAAGGCCGACGCCGTGTCGCTCAAGTGGCCGCCCTGGTACGCGCCGACCGCCGCCGACCATCAGGCCTTGGCGACGGCCATCAAGACTTACCGTGACGCTGGCGTGATGCAGAGAAAGACCGGCATCCGCGCCATTCAGCACGACTTCGACATCGAGAACGTCGATGACGAAGCCAGCGAGATCGAGCGTGAAGAGAAAGAGGCCGCCGATGCGGCTCAAAAGCTCAAAGCGCCCGCCAGTGCAGCGACACCGCCTGGAGCGCGTGCCGCCGCATGACCGCCGACGTGGGACGGGCGACGGCCATCGCTCACCTCGCTGAGGCACACCCGCCGTTTCATCGCTGCAGACGGTGAGCGGCCCGGCGCTTCTGCAGGGCGCCGTTGACGAACACTAAACGAGGGGGAGTTCGCGGGGCCTGATGCCCGGCAGCTCTCCCTTTCGCATTTGAGACGCCCCGCCAGATGCGGCGCGCAAAGCCTGAAACCACCGCAACGCCCGCAAGCCGATGACCGGCTGTGCGGGCTTTTCCTTTTATGGGGGATGACATGAAATTCGGACTTGGCCTCGATGGCCACCTTGGGGCGCTGGCGCGTCTTCTTGCACTGAATGCGGCCTTCGAGGGCGAAGGCCTTGGAACCGGCGAGGGCGACGATAACAACAGGCCGCCGAAGCGCCGCGCCAGCAGCCGCGACGGCGACGACGATGACGACGAGGGCTTCGACGATCCCGTCGAGAACAGCCGCGGCAACCGCTGGCGGCAACCGTCGGCCTACGAAATCCAGCTCCGCAAGGAAACCGCCAAGTATCGCAAGCGGGCGCAGCAGGCCAAGGACGACGCCGACGCCGCGCTCGCCGAGCAGAAGGCCGCGCACGATGCGGCCGTCGCCGCCTTGAAGGCCGAGCACCAAGCGGCGCTGACGGCGGCCAAGACGGAAGGCGAGACCAGCCTCGCCAACCTCAAGAAGGAAAGCGATCAGCGCTACGTCAACTTCCACATCAAGTCGGCGCTCGCCGCTGCCAAATGCCAGAACGTCGAGGACGCCTTGAAGCTGATTGACGGATCAGCTATCAAAATTACCGACGCGGGTGACGTCGAAGGCATCGAAGGCCTCGTCGATCAGCTCAAGAAAGACAAGGCGTACCTGTTCGCTGCGGAAGTTTCAGACACGACGTCGAAGGCCCCAAAGCCGAAACCCGGTGAGCCAGCAGACAAGACGGCCGCCGATATGACGCCGGAAGAGTACGAGGCAGCGAGAGCGGCCTATACAGGCAGCACAGTGCGCCGTCGCCGCTCCGCGTAGGAGCACTTCACGACCCATCGGGCCTCGACGGTCAGGGGTTTAACCCCTAGCCGTCTGAGGACCGCTGCATGTCTATTCAGAACTTCCCCGCCAAGCTGCAGGCCGCTATTCAGCAGAAATTCCTTGAGCGCGAGTTCAGGGAAGGCCTCGAAAGCACGCTGACGTACCGCAACATCGCGGACGCCGAAATCTTCCCGGCCAACGTCGGTGAGACGATCACCAAGACCCGCAAGGGCCTCAAGGCGCCGACCACGACGCCGCTCGATCCGACGACCAATACCAACCTCGACAACGGCCTGACGCCAACCGGCTGGACGATCGAGCAGTACGAGCTTGGCGTCGATATGTACGGCGACACCATCGACCTCAACATGGTGACCCAGGGCGTCGGCATCGCCGATCAGTTCCTCCACAACGCCCGCACCAACGGCATCCAGGCGATGCAGTCGGTCGACCGGCTCGCCCGCAACAAGCTCAACGAAGCCTATATGTCGGGCAACACCCGCGTTACCGCCACGCTCGGCGCCGCCGGGACGACGATCACGGTCGACGACATTCGCGGCTTCGAGCAGGTCATCGTCAACGGCGTGCTGAAGGACGTCTCGACGGCCAACACGATGAAGGTCGTCGTCGGCGCCACCGAGTACACGCTGACGGGCGTTGCAGCCGACGGCACCAATTCGTCATCGGTCGCAGCCTTCGGCGGCAAGTCGGGCAGCCTGACCTTCTCGACCAACGTCTCGATCGCCGACGGCACGTCCGGCAACGCCGTCGTTGCCCACTACGCGCCGACCGTGCTGCGCGTCGGTGCCCGCTCGACGACCGCCGGCCTGCAGGCGACCGACAAGTTCGGCATGGCCATCGCGCTCGACGCCGTGACCCAGCTCCGCAACAACGCCGTACCCGGCGTCGGCGGCGGCTTTTACGAGTGCTATCTCGATAACACCTCGGCCCGCCAGCTCTTCGCCGACGACGACTTCAAGCAGCTCTACCGCGGCAAGGGCGCCGCGCAGGAGTTCCGCGAGGCGCGCGTCATCGAGCTTCTCGACCTCCGGTTCATTCCGACGACGGAAGCCATTCAGCAGAAGATCGGCTCGGTCAATATCCACCGGCCGCTCATCTGCGGCGCCGGTTGCATGGTCGAGGGCATCTACGACGACACGGCCTATTCCAACCTGCCCGAGGTCGACAACCAGATCATCGACGTCATCGAAGGCATCGCGATGGTCACCCGCGCGCCGCTCGACCGCTTGGCGCAGATCATCGCGCAGTCCTGGTACTACATCGGCGGCTTCACCTGCCCGACCGACGTGACGGCCGACCAGACGATCATTCCGACGGCCTCGAACGCCATGTTCAAGCGCGCCGTCATGATCGAGCACGGCGGCTGATCGCCGTCCTTCGTGAGCTACCGGGCAATCCCTGGTAGCTCACTTTAGGCCCATTTTCATTGAGGTTTTGGAGGCCCCGTCGTGGCACCACGCAAGAAAACCGCCGGTCAGGCTGCAGAAGACCAGACCGATCCGAACATCGCGATCGATCCCGACGTCGAGAACGGCGCCGACGGCATCGATCCCGACGGCGCCGAAGACGAAGAGGCCGAGGAAGACGAAGCCAGCGTTGATCCAGGCGTCGATCCCCGGCCGATCAGCGAAGTGAACGGCCTGCCGATCGGCGGCCGCCCCCTGCACGATCCGCACCCTGAAACCCCGGCGAAGGCCGAGATCATTCCGGAGGCGGATTTCAACATTTCCATTCGCGGCGTGTCCTTGCAGTTCCGCGACGGAAAGAGAGCCCACGTCGAACCTGATGTGCTCGCAGCCATCAAGGCCGCCGGGGTGCCATACAAGGTTGCGGGCTAAAACCGGCGCCTTGATTTCAGCAAGCAACTAAGGATTGCAGCACATGGCTAAACGGCCCGCAAAGAAAGCCTCGAAGGCGAAGACCCGAAAGGCAATGAAGCGTCCGGCGAAGAAAGCCGCCCCCAAGGGGCGCGGCGGCCGCAAGTCGGCGACCAAGGCCCGCACGACCAACCGCTCGAACAACTCGGGCGACAGCCAGTAAGCCTGAGTGACAAGCATGGCCCGCATCTTCGGGTGCGGGCTCCTCCTTCAACGTGAGCGGGTTTGATGTTTACCGATACCGAGAAAGTGAACATTCGCCGCCACCTCGGCTATCCGTTCTCGGGCAACGCCGCGACGCAGCACTTCGGCGTCCGCTTCATGCGGGCCTGGGGCGCGCTCGAATACAAATTGAACCACCTCGCCAGCGAAGAAGAGGCGATGGTCCGTTCCTACCTGACGCAATGCGATCAGCTTGAAACCGATCTCTACACCGTGCGCGAGAACGCCGATACGGCGCTCGCTGCCGTGTGGACGCGCAACCCCGCCGAATTGGCGGAGCGGGAAGCGCTTTATACGAAATTCCGCATGAAGCTCGTCGGGCTCTTCGACGTGCCGCCGGGTCCGGCGCTCTGCAACTCAACCACGAGGCGGGTCGTATGAGCGAGACCGCCAAGAAAATCTCATTGGCTCCCGAGTTGCCGCCAGCGCAGAGCGCCCTTGAAGTCGCCGCTATGCTTGAGGGGCTGCTAGAGCGAGCGAAGACCGGCGAAATCGTAGCTCTCGGCGCCGCCTACGTAACCCGGTTCCGGGACGGCGGCTCGATGGTCGCCGGTTCCGTCGAGCGGGTGACGTTGCTCGGCTCCGTTGCGCACCTGCAGAGCCGTATCATTAAAGCCCTCGATGGTGGCACCTGATGGACGGCGCCACGATCACCGCCCGCATCAACAAAGGTCTCGGCATCGCCGCCAAGAAGGTCGGCCTTGCCTACGACGTTTATCGTCCGAACGGGCCATTGAACCCGCTCGCGGCGGAAAACAAGATCGCGACCGGCGTCGCCATGACGTTTGCCCCCTACGGCAACTGGTTTCAGTTCGGCACGCCGTCGCAGCACGGCGACACCTATTACACCGGCCTCTTCGATCCGACCGACTACCGGGTCGGCGACTATC